ATGCTATTTGGCTACCTAAGAAAGATATAGGACAAGTAGTAGAAGTTAAGAGAAAACCTAAAGAGGTTTTGATAAAGAAATTAAATGAATTTTTGGAGGTATATGAAAATGGAAAATAAAGAAAACTTAAATATATGTGCTGAATTATGCAAACAAAAAGATATAATACAAAATTTATGTTCTATCAGCAGTAAAATTTTAGAAGTATTAAGAGGTGCAATGCCTAGTGAAAATGCCGAATGTGTAGGTGAAAATTGTATGTTGGATACAATAAAAAATAATAGTAAAGATTTATTATATTTAGAAAAAAATCTAAATGAAATAGCAACAAAAGTTATAGGATAAGGAGAAAAAAATATGGAAAACAAAATAACTGAAAAAGAAATGAAAATGGTGTTAAATGGAGCAAAAACCAAAATTATAGCTAGTAATATAGGAATGGTTGTAGAGGGAAATATATTAGATGTTGTAAAAATAACAGGAATCTTAATTAATCAATTAAAAAAAAGTGGTGTAAGTGAAAAGTTATTAAAAGATACTTTTAATAGTGCTCTTGGAACTGAAAAATTAAGTGAAGAAAAGGTTAAAAAAAATAGTAATGATAAAAAAGAATTAAGAGAATTTTTAAAAGGACTAAATGAAGCTTTAGCAAAAGATTTGAAAGATTTAGAAGAAATGTTAGGAGATGAAGAAAATGAATAATGTAAGTATTATTGGAAGAATAACTAAAGATATAGAATTGAGAGCTACAACAAGCGGATTACCAGCTGTAAGTATGTTTATAGCTATAAATAATGGAAAAGATAAAGACGGAAATGAAAGACCAGCCGATTTTCCAAAGATATATGTTTACGACAAACAGGCTGAAAATGTAAACGAATATTGTCATAAAGGTAGCCTAGTAGGAATTACCGGAAGAATTAAAACTAGAACTTGGGATAAAGAAGATGGAACTAAAGGATATGAAACTTATATTTTAGCAAGTAGAGTACAATTTTTAGATACTAAAGCTAGTGATGGTGCTGGAATACCTGAACCTGATTATGTACCATCAAAAGAAGAAAAAGAAGAAAATGATCCATTCGCCGATTTTGGAGAATCAGTAGAAATTAGTGACGATGATTTACCTTTCTAGGTGATATATGAAGCTTGTAGGTAATTATTCTCGTAGTGGAAAAAATGAAAACTTTGAAACTGAAATTACGCTTACTATACGAGAAAACTATAAACATTTAATTCAAGACCTAGATAAGAACGAATTATATTCAATAGTAATATCTAAAGCTAAAGATAAAAGGACTGAACAGCAAAATAAATATATGTGGGCTCTAATAGGTGAGATAGATAAAGCTCGTAATGGTGATAGGTCAAATGAGGATTATGATATTTACCTTGAGGCTTTGGTAAGAGCTGGAGCTAAATATACTCATCTATTAGTTGAGCCACAGGCTGAATCAATGTTAAGAGAAAGCTTTAGAGCAATACAGCTAGTTAGAAAAATACAAGTTAAAGATAAAATCTTTAATGATTATAAATGTTTTTATGGAAGTTCAAAAATGGATAAAAAAGAAATGCACGACTTAATAGAAACAATATTAGATATGGCTAGTGAATGTGGATTAGATATTATCTATTGGAAAGATGTATTAGATTTTGAGGATTAGAAATGGGAAAGATAAGTCAAAAAGATATTGTGTTAAATCATTTAAAAAAATATGGAAGTATATCTACTATGGAATGTTATGAAATATATAGAATAACTGATTTACAACACGCAATATATCTTTTAAGAAAAGAAAATTACAATATTACTGATGAATGGATTAGTAGCAAAAATAAATTAGGTTGGGCTAATAAATATAAAAAATATACTTTAGTTGAAAGTTGAGGTTAATAATATGAACGAAGAAAAAGAATTGATAAATACACTTAAAAAAAATATAGAAATTGTTAATCACTATGGAGCAAAAAAACAAATGCCTATATGGATTGAAGAAATGAGTGAACTTATAAAAGTAATTTGTAAGTGGGCTAGAAAATATGACGAATTAGAGGGTGATATAACACCTCAATTAAAAGCTGATTTTTATGAAGAAATAACTGATGTTTCAATTTGTTTAGATCAATTAAAATATATTTTAAATTTTAAAGAAGATGATTTAATGAATGAATACAAGTTTAAGGTTGAAAGACAGCTAAAAAGAATAGCTGGTGAAAATAATGAGTGAAGAAGAAATTATTAAATTAAGAACAAGATTACAATTAGCGGAAGATAGTAATAAAATTCTAGTTCAAAAATTAAAAAATAAGGAAAAAGATTTAAAAACGATAAATAATCTTTATCTAAATGAAAAGAAAAAAGTGAATACCATTTATACAGCTTTAACTACACGAAATGTAGATGAGAATAATTATAAAAAAGCTATTGAATGGATAATAAAAATTATTGAGGAGGGATAAGATATGAGAACAATGATTTTAATTATTAATTTAGTATGTCTTGTATTTATGATTTTTAATATGGTAAATATTGCAAAAACTGATAAAGAAATGGATAAAATGTTTAAGAAATTAGATGAGGACTTTATAAAAAAGATGAAAGCTTTAACTTTACATTTAACACCTGATGAAGCTTTAGAACTAATACACGAAGTTGTAAATATTCCTGACAAGTTCTACTTAGGAGTAAATAGTAATGATTTATTAGAAGTCACACTATTTGAATGTGATGATAATATGCCTAATAAAATGGGACGCTCAATAGAAACATTTTATTTAGAAAGTTATAGATCTAATGAATTAATTAGCTTTGGTATAGAATTATTAAATTATATAAACGAAAAGGCTTTTAAAAATGAATAATGATGTTTGGAATGAATGTATATTTGACTTTAGAAATATTCCTGTAAAATGTGATAATTGCGGAAGTGATAAAGTTAGATATACTTCTAACAAAGAAGTTTACGGAAGAGTTTATGGTAATGGTGGCTGTTATTTATGTGATGATTGTAAAGCTTATGTGGGTGTGCACGATATTAAGAACAAAAAGCCACTTGGAAGATTAGCTAATAAAGAGTTGAGAGAATTAAAAATGGCTTGTCACAGGAAGTTTGATCCATTATGGAAAAATACCAATTTTAAAAGGACTGATTGCTACGGATATTTAGCAAATAAGTTAGGATTACATTTAAGAGAAACACACTTCGGTTGGTTTGATAAAGAGTATTTAGAAAGAGCATTATTCGTACTCAAAAATACAACTTATAAAGATATTAGTGTGTATATAAGGTCAAGACAATGTTAGATGAAACAATAGATCTATTAACAAGACAAATGTTAGAAGATGTTTTTAATGACAAAAAGAATAATCAAAAACAAATGATAACTATGAGCAAAGCTGATTTATACAAGTTTTGTATTAAATTAGTTAAACTCATACAACGAATTGAGAATATGGAGGAAAAAGATGAATTATAAAAAAGAAGATTATATAAATGCTATTGACGATTTATTAAATGAGTATGACGCTTATTATTTTATAAATAAATATAGTGAATTAGAAGAAAATACTCACGGAACTCAATTAAGTATGTTATTTGAACTATTAAAAGATGACGAACTATCTATGAGAGCGTTAAATTGGATAAAAAATGCTTATGATTGTTATTATAAAGAAGAAATAAAAAAAGAAGAGGATAACGCATTTAATTATTTAAAAAAAGTTATAGAGAAAAGGTTTGGTGATAAATAATGATAAAAAAAGAAATATATCCAAAAACAAAAAGAGTTAGCTGTGCAGGTGATAAAGTATATGTTACTGAAAAATTAGATGGAAGTAATTTAGTGTTTTTTAAAAAAGATGATGAATTATATATAGCTCAAAGAAAAAACATTTTTAAAATAACTGAATTAGAAGATGTTAAAGATATTTTATATAAGGGCTTGTATCAATGGTTAATTGATAATAAAGATGTTTTAATTAATGAATTACATAATAATAGTGCTATTTGTGGTGAATGGTTAGGTATGGGGTGTCTTAAATACACGATAGATGAATTTGATAAAAAATGGTATATGTTTGCTAAAGCAAATATAGATGATGAATTTAATTTATATAATTTGAATTATGAACATAGTTTGTTTATTTATCCATTTATAAGTCAAAAAATACCAACTTTTATAGGTATTGTACCTGAGGTAATTGAATTAAATGTTATTCCTACTAAAGAACACTTAGATAGTATTTATGAAAAATATTTAAGTAAGGTAAATAGAAATGTTGAGGGGTTTGTAGTTAATTATAAAAATATGATTACAAAGTATGTAAGAATGAAAAATGGTAAATTACAAGAACATTTTGATAGAGGAGAATAATTATGTTTAGATGTTTATTTAATAAAAAAGTTGAAGTTATTGATATAAAAGCACTAGAAAAAATAAATGTATGTAAAGTTTGTGGAAAACAATTTAATTTAATAAAAGAAAATAAATATATTGTTCAAGAAAATAAAGGAATCAATGGTATAGCTACAGGAACTAAAAAATTTGAGTGTTTCGATTGCCCTTATTGTGGTTGCCAAAATGTTTTAAATATTAGGGAGGGGTAATATATGAAAATAAATAATTGTATAGGTAAGGATGGTATTAAAAATGGCTGTAGTTGATATTATGAATACGAATAAAAAATATAATATTATCTATGCTGATCCACCTTGGCAATATCAGGTGTGGTCTAGGGATACCGGTTTAGGAAGAAGTGCCGAAAGTCATTATAAAACTATGAAAAAAGAAGATATACAAAAATTACCTATTGAAAATATATGTGCTAAAGATTGTGTTTTATTCTTATGGGTAACAGCACCTTGTTTACTAGAGGGATTAGAATTAGTACAAAAATGGGGTTTTGAATATAAAACTTTTGGTTTTACTTGGGTTAAAACTAATAAAAAAAGTGATAGCCTTTTTTGGGGAATGGGATATTATACTAGAGCTAATACGGAAATATGTATATTAGCCACAAAAGGCAAGCCTTTACCAAGATTAAGTAAATCAGTTCATCAAGTTGTTTTATCAAAAATTAGAGAACATAGTAGAAAACCTGATGAGGTTAGAGATAGAATTGTAGAATTGTTTGGAAATGTACCAAGAATAGAGCTGTTTGCAAGACAAAAAATTGATGGTTGGGATTGTTGGGGAAATGAGGTTTAATGTGGAAATAGAAAAAAAACGCTGGTGTTATGCCTGCGGTAAAGTTAAACCTTTAGTACCGAAATATTGGTCGTGGGCTAACAAAGAGCATACAAGGTTTAGAACTAAGTGTAGAGCCTGTACTAATTTTGATAGCAAAATATCACATAGGATACATTATGAGGAAAGAAAACAACGTGCTTTATTAAAAAAAACAGGAGTGTCAAAATGCCACAACAATTAAAAACCTGTAGAAGAAAAACACTAGATGATGAATTCTATACTATGTACAAAGATTGTGTTAGAGAACTCCATAAATATGATTTAAGAGGAAAAAGGATTATATGCCCTTGCGACAACAAAGAAAGTAATATATATAAATATTTAAAAGATTGCTATTATGATGTTAAATGTGATGACAAAGAATGGAGAAAAATTGATTATTCAAAATATGATTTAGTAATTACTAATCCACCTTTTAGTCAAGTAAGAGAATTTATAAGACATCTAGTTGATCAAAAAATAGATTTTATAATAATTGTAAGTGATGTTTTAAGATATAGTATTGATAAAGGTAAGACTGATTTTGGAGTAAAATTGTATAAAGGTTGGGACGCACAAAAATTTAAAAGACCAGATGGAACTATACAAGCGGTACATTGTGGTTGGATTTCTACGATTCAAGATACTTGGTTGGAAAATAGATTATTGGGAGGTAAAAAATGAGAACGAAAGATTATGGTAAATTTAAGTTTCTAAAATCTATAGACGATTATAAAAAAGAACTAATTGATTTGCATAAAGAAATGGGCATAAGCATAGCAACTGATACTTTAATAGTAAGTGATTTAGATTTAATGAGAAGATGTGAAGAATTAATAATTATAATTGCTTTTTTAGAAGGTAATTTAAAGGAGTTTTATAATGAAAATAGATAATTTTAATTTTTTAGTAGGTAAATATCTTAATGGCTTCAAGATAATAAAAGTTGGGTATGATCCTTTTATAAAAGGACAGATAAATTTATATACTGATGAAGAAATAATTGAAAGCTTTGGTGATAGAAGTTTAGTTAAATTTTTTATAAGAACTGAGAACAATTCATCAAAAATATATCAAGAATTAATTGATAAAAAACTACAAAAATACCAAGAAGTAAATAAAAAAATAAGAAATTATATAGAAAATAATTCTTGTGGGGATTTAAAAATAACTTTTGGAAAAGAATTATTAAATATATTAAATGAGGTTAATGATGAAAAATGATAGAGAAAAAGAAATTAAATATTTGATGTATTTAAAGAATGAACTTATAAGAGAAACAAAAAAAGAATTAAAGGATTTGAGAAGTGAATTAGATACATTAAATAATCAAAAAACTTTAAGAAGAAAAAGAGGTGGATATAGTGGAAGAAGAAACTAAGAATGAAATAGTAAAAAAAGTATTGGAAGAATTAAAGAATAAAAAGTTGTTAAAGAATCCTAAATCATCTTATAAAAGTACTGAAAAAATATTATATAGTTTAAATGTATTACCTGAGGCTATTAAATTAATAGATGAAGAAGTAAAGAAACTAGAAGAAGAAGCAAAAGGTATAGCAATACCAACAGCTAAATCTAATTCACTTATACTTAATGAAAGAAATAACACTTATGTTTATGGAGATGAAACACTTGAAACAAGAATAAGTGAATTAAAACAAATATCAGTTAAAGCTAAATCACAAATAAGACTTGTTAAAAGTGCTTTAAAAAAGATAGAAAATGACAAGTATTATGATATTATTCCGATGTATTATTTTGAAGAAAAAACAATAGAGGAAATAGCTGAGGAATGTGAGTGGGCTGTTGGTACAGTTAGTAAGCATAAAAAAAGACTGATGAATGATTTGAAAGTTTATGTTTTCCCTGATACATTCATAGAAGAATTATAAAAAAATGAAAAAAGCGTGAAAATGGCGTGTATGGACTAATGAAAATATAATGATATAATATAGTAAAATGAAATAATTATGATAGATGAATGAATCACTAATCATAATTATTTTTATTTTGATTAAATATGGGTGATATTTTAATGGAAAAATACATTGAGAGTAATTGATTTGAGATATAAAGTTCGATTCTTTATTCACCCGTCCTTTTTATTCTTTTTATTCGTTGATGTTATCAACAAAAAAGAGCGGAACTAGAAATAGTTCCTTTTATTATGTTTAAAAAGTGGGTGATAAGATATGTTAAATACAATAGTTGCAATAGTATTGGTAGTGTTAGAAATGTTATTTTTAGCGGTGGTTCTTATCCTCAATAATATAGATGAGTTCATAGAATGGCTTGAAAAAAGATTAGAAAAGAAGAATAAGAGGTAATTCTATGAAAGAAAAGAATTATTTAGGGTTGTGTATGAGATATAGTGAATCCTGTAAGCTATGTCCTAGGAATAAAAAGTGTGAGGAAGAATTAGCACTAGAGAAAAGAGGTGTTAGATATGAAAGTAAAAATACTTGGAACGGAATACGAAGTAATAAAAGACGCAGAAGAAAAAGATTATCCACAATTAAAAAAGTGTGATGGTTTTACCGATTTTAGTATTAAAAGAATTGTAGTAGCCAACTTTGATAAAGATGAAAGCAGTGTAGATGATATAGACTGGTATAAAAAGAAAGTCCTTAGACACGAATTAGTACACGCATTTATTCACGAGAGTGGACTAGCCGAGAATTGTGACTGGGCTAGAAATGAGGAACTTACTGATTGGATAGCTATACAATTTGAAAAGATATTAGGCGTGTTTATAGAATTACAATGTATTGATTCTATAGGTGTAGATGTAAATATATTTGATAGACAATCTAACGATCCAATAAAAGATCCTATTAATTCTCCTAAAGTAAAAGTGGCTAAAGCTAGTATTAAAGATAATACTGAGATAATAAATGAAATAGGTAAAGCAATAAATAAAATACCTATAGAAATAAATCTAAATAATTTAGCTAAAGGTGGAATAATTGGAGGTGATGGGTAATGACCTCGTTAAGTAATAATCAAAAGTTGTTTTGCCAAGAATATTTAAAATTAGGTATGAATGGAACACAGGCTTATCTAAATGTATATAAGACCTGTAAGAAAGAAGAAACAGCTATGGCTAGTGCTAGTAGATTGTTAAGAAATGTTAAGGTAAAAGAATATATAGAAGAGCTACAATCAAAGGTAGAGGAAAAGGCTGTAGTGACTATAGAAGATATAGTTAATGAATTATCAGTCATAGCCTTTGGTGATAGAACCGAAATAGCTAAAGTAGAAACTGAACCGGTTGTAGATGAAGAAACAGGAAAAGTAAAATATCACAGGACACATTTAGATATTACTGATACTGAAAAGTTAAGTGTAAACGCTAAAAAGATAGTAAGTGGTTATAAATTGACAACAGCTGGTATATCAGTAGAAACTTGTGATAAAATGAAAGCTCTTGAATTATTAGGTAAATATTTAGGAATGTTCAAAGATGAAGCTCCTACAATAAATAATAATATAGTTAATCCATACGCCAATTTAAGTGAGGAAGAATTACGAAAATTGGTTGGTGATTAAAAGTGGTAATACCTGAATATGTAAGAGAACAAGCAAGATATGAATTAGCTAGGCGTAGCTTTTGGGAATATTGTAAAATAAAAGCTCCTGACTTTTATATGGAGGGTAGGAAGTATTTAAAAGAGTTTTGTAATGAATTACAAGACTTTTTATTATCTCCTAAAAAGGTATTAGTAGTTAATATGCCACCTAGACACGGAAAGAGTAGAACTCTTACATTATTTGTTCAATGGTGTTTAGGTAGAGATATACACTATAAGATAATGACAGGTAGTTATAATGAAATACTATCCGGAACTTTTGCTAAAGCTGTAAGGGACGCTATACAAGAAGAGGACGGAATATTTAATAAAATATTTCCTAATGTAAAAGTCAAGTATGGTGAAGCTTCGATGAAAAAATGGGCTTTAGAGGGAAGTGAAGAAGCTAACTATTTAGCAACATCTCCAAAGGGTACAGCTACTGGTTTTGGTTGTAAGCTAATGATAATAGATGACTTAATAAGAGAAGTACAAGAAGCTTATAACGAAGAACTATTAGAAAAGCACCAACGCTGGTTTACTGATACTATGTTATCAAGAACTGAAACAGGCTTTAAGATAATAATAGTTATGACTAGATGGGCTACAAATGATTTAGCTGGATTTGTATTAGATAAATATAAAGATGATTGTATTCACATTAATTATAGAGCTATTCAAGATGATGGATCTATGTTATGTGAAGAAGTATTAAATAGAGCTGACTTTGATTTCAAAACTCAAGAGATGAGTGAAGAAATAGTAGAAGCCAACTATAATCAAAAATGTATTGATGAAAAAGGTCGTCTATACAAGAACTTAAAGACATACGATGTTAGTCCCGGATTTGGAACAATATACGCTTATGTTGATACAGCTGATACTGGAGATGACTTCTTATGTTGTGCTGTATATGGATTACTTAATAAAGAACCATATATTTTAGATGTTTTATTTACTGATGAGGGTATGGAAATAACCGAGGAGGAATGTGCTGATATTCTCTATAGAAACAATGTTAATTTAGCATACATTGAATCCAACAATGGTGGACGAGGTTTTGCTAGAAATGTTAAGAGAATATTAAAAGAAAAATATAAATCAAATAAATGTGTTATTAAACCATTTACTCAAACAGCCAATAAACAATCAAGAATATTATCATCTAGTTATTGGGTTATGGAACATATACATTTTCCATTTAATTGGAATAAAAGATGGGAAGCGTTTTATAAACACATTACTAGGTATCAAAAGAAAGGTAAAAATGCTCACGATGATGGAGCTGATGTATTAGCTGGTATTTACGATAAGACTGTTGGAGAAAGAGGAGCGTCTTTTGGTAGCACTAAACCAGCATAAAAGGAGGTATAAGATATGCTACAATATAATAAAGAATATATAACTAAAGCTGAAAATATAGCTACAATATTAGAATCGGCTAAGCCTGAATGGAATAAAAGAAAAAAGTTATATAGAATGAAAGTAAGAAAAAATAGTCCATCAGGTTTGGTAGCTGAAAATGATAAAGAAACTAAAGTGGCGTTTGAATTTGCTATATCAAATATGATAAATGGATATGCCGGAGGTAAAGCTCCTATATATCAAGTAGAAGAAATGCCAACGAAAGAAAAACAAGCTATTCTAACTAAATTATTTAATAAATTATTCAATGCCAAAGACAATGATAGAAAAGAATATCAAACATTTATTGATTATATAAGGAATTACAATGATGATTCCTTTTTTTATTATAATTTAATACAAAGTTATAATGATTTGTCGGCTGGTTATGGTATTTGGTATGAAAATGAAGATAATGAAATAGTATATGCAAATGTTGACGCAAGACAAACAATAGCTATTTATGATTATTCTACACCAGTTAAAAAAATAGGTTTATTAAGAACTTGGGAAGAAACTGATGAAAAAGGTGAAAAGTTTGATATGGTTGTAGTCACTACTGAAGATTGTAAATACTATTTTAAAAATAGTAAATTAAAAGGTGATGACTTTAGAGAAGATGAAGAAGCAAGAGAAACGATCAACTGGGGTTGTGTTCCTTGTATAGCAATAGAAAATCCTGATGGATTAGCTTGTTTTGAATTAGCAAAACCTAGTATTGCTAAATATGAAAGAGTTATGAAGAACTCAGGTAATACTTTCCAATACAATGATGACGCAAAACTAATGGTGACTGGTTATGAACCTAGAGAAGATACTTTAATTGAAAAAAGAGATGATAACGGAGAAATAGAACACGATGAAGAGGGTAATATTATATGGATACCTAATGAAAAGAGAAAAAAGGAAGATGAAGTAGTATTACAAGCTCCTGTATTCTATGCCGGTGAGGGTGGAAGTATTGAATGGGTAGAAAAAAATATCAATGATGGTGCTTTAGAAAACTATAAGAAAACACTTATAGATTTAATATTTATGGTTAGTTGTTGCCCTAATGTTAATGATTTAGGGTTTACTAATGCCGATAATAGCTCAGCACTAGAAAAAAAATTCTTTCCACTAGAACAATCTATCACTTACTTAGATAAATCAGTTAGAAAAGAATTACTAGCTATGTGGGAAGCCTTTACTACTAGAATTAATCTAAAGAAAGGTACAAAATATGACTTTAGAAATTTAAAAATAAAGCTTCAAAGAAATATGCCTACTGATAAGAAAGCCGAAACTGATAGAGCTTTATCATTAAGAGGATTAGTATGTGATGAAACTGTCATCAACTTATTACCTGATGAGTTAGACGCTTCAAGTGAAATAGAAAAAATGAAAACACAAAGTGAAGAAAATCTTGAAGCAAATATGAAAAAAATTGAATCTTTCGGTAAAGATGGAGCTGACGCTCAAGCAGAAGAAAACAATAATCAAGACGCAAAAGAAACAAAAAATGCGTCCAATACTAATCAAGACGCAAGTGTGCAAAATAGCCAAGAAAAGTAGGTGATATATAATGGATAATAAAACTATCCTGAATAACCGATGGAATTACACTGATTTAAAATTAAAAGATTATCTTAGAATTTATAAAAAGACTAATTTAAAAACTCAAGATAATATACAAGATATATTTAATGGTATTGATTTTAATTATATGGATCTAAATAAGCCTATTTCTAATAACCAAAGGAAAAAATTATCTAGGGTTGTTGATGAATGGAAACAACTTGAATTATTAAAAGGATATTTTGAATATAAAGTTATAGAAATTCTAAATAAGAGATATATTACTAATCAAGAAATGTTAAGTATATTATTGTGGGGTGCTTTTGTAAAAGAAAGAAGTCAGTTAGACGAATATGAGGAAGTCTTATTTACTGAAATAGGACAAGATTTATATAAACAAGGTATTGATGAAATAAAACCTACTAAAAAGAAAAAATGGAGTTTAACTTGGGAATATATATGGTCTATGTTATGTTTACCTAATGTAAAAGGTAGTAGTTGGATAACATATATTGAAGCTTTAGCACTAACTAATGCTCAAGAGGTAGAAAGACAAACTATTATCCAATTACAACAAAATAAAAAGCCTAATATAGAAGATGATGTGTTTAAAAACATCTTAAAAAAGCAACAAAATAGATATATTTCTATAAATGATGATAAAATAAGCGGTGCTTTAGATAGTCAAGTTGTGGAAATAGCCAATAAATCATTATTAAAAGCTGGTGAAGATGTAGGACAAAAGAAATTAAGAGCTAGATTTATTGCTGAAATTGATGATAGAACAACTAAGATGTGTGATGGTATGAATGGTATGTTATTCTATGTTAATGATTGGAATAGATTTTATAGATATAGTGATGATGATAAAAGAGATGTTCTTTATACAATTAAAGGACTAGAAGTTGGGGCTAATTTGCCACCGATTAATAATCATTTTCATTATTGTAGAAGTACAATTACTTATCTTACTGAAATGAAGTATAATGAGCTTATAGCCGAGTATAATCAGTTAAAAAGGATAATACCTAGTGAAGTACCTGAAAGCCTTGAAGAATACGCTAAATTAAGGTATAATAATAGCAATTATTATGAAGAAATAAAACTCAAAGAGGAAATAGGAAAACATTATAAAAAAGACCTAGAAATAGGTGAAAAAAAGAAAACTTTATCATTTAATAGTTATTATGAAAAAGTAAATGATACAAGAGAGTATTTAAGAAATGTTCAAGCCAAAGACTTTGGAACTATTGGTGAAATAAAACTACATACCATTGATAGAATGATAGATAGAAATATCACTAAGGAAGATATAAAAAATATATTAGAAGATCCAACTAATCACTGGTATAGTCCTATAAATAATAGTGAGGTTTTCTTCAAAGATAAAAAAATGGTTGCTATTGATATAGAAGAATTAAGTGTCAAGACAGCATATAAGGGAAGAGGTAAGAAAAATGAATAATCCTAGAAAGATTTTATCTATAAAAGATATAGAATTATTAGAATCAAAAAATATTGATATTCCTGATAAAGAATTGAATGATAATGAATGGGATAATTTAATAGTTCAAATAGCAATCAATTTGAAACAGGAAGAAGCCGAAAGGTTAATAGATATACTAGATGACAGCACTAAATAAGGTGCTGTTTTTCTATACTACTTTTATAGGTAGTATATCAATAGTAAAGAAATACTTTATTGTTGATATAGTGCTTATAAAATAGCACTAAATAATGATTATTAAGAGGAATGATAGCTACATTCCTTTTTTTAATGCCTTTCTATTGTGGCTCAACAATGGAGTTTTGTGTAAATGTAATGAGCTGGGGACTTAAAAAAGTAAATGGCTTGGGACAAAGGAGGAATAAGAATGGACACAAATAATTCAAATGGTGTTGTTGATAACAATGTTCAACAAAACCAAAATGCAGGTGCTAATGTACCTAAGACTTTTGACGAAATGTTGAAAGAATCTAATTATCAAAGTGAATTTGATAGGAAAGTTCAAAAATCTTTGGAAACAGCTAAGGCTAAATGGGAAGCTGAACAAGAAGCCAAACAAAGTGAAGCCGAAAAATTAGCAAAGATGAAAGATGATGAGCGTAGAAATTATGAGCTAGAACAAGCTCGAAAAAAACAGGAAGAAGCTGAATTAAAATTAAGTGCTTATGAATTAAAAGAAGAAGCTATTAAGATGGCTAATATTCCTGAAACTCAGGTAGATGTTTCTTTATTGAATCTTATAGACTTTAGAAGCATTAAGGCTGAACAAGTAGAGCCTACTATTAAAAACATAAAGAAAGTATTTGATAGTGCTGTTGAAAATGAAGTGAATAAGAGATTAAAAGAAACTACTCCTAAGACAGTAAACGCTAATATTTCTTCAAATAGTGAAAGAGTATCAAGATTTAGCGTTTAGTTATTGCCAAAAAAGGAAGAGGAGAGTGATTTAATATGGCAAAACAAAATTCATTAAATATTCAAGACTATTTAAACGATGATGTTATGGATAGTCTAGCTGAAACACTTGACGGAGTTATTGAAAATATCCAATCAGGTTGTGTCAGTGAAGCTTTAAAAGCTAAAAATGGTAGTGGAGATCCTACTACAGGAAGTGTAGAGTATAAGAGATTTGCAAATGCAGTAATCCAAGAAAAAGGAACAGCAAGAGCAAACGGAAAGGGTAATAAAGTAAAAGCTAAACCAGTCACTGTAAATATTGATGATGATAAAGAAATCATTGAAGAATTACAAGAAAAAGACCTTAAATTATATGGTGTTGATGGTATGGCTAAAAAGAGAAGTAAAAACGCTCAAGATGTCATCAAGACTTACTATGATAGAAAGTTCTTTAGAATTGGTCGTGACGCTGGTATCCAAGTTGAAAGAGTTAGTGGAGATACAACTAAGAAAATCGTTGATAGATTAATTAGTACAGCTAAAGTGACTAAAAATGATTTTGTTGATGGTGTAGATGAAGAGTTAATAGCTTTAGTAGTAAATACTAAATATAAAGGTGAATTAAAAGATTATTTAGATAGCCTACCTAACGGAACAACTCCATCAAATGGAGCTATTGGTATGTATCAATCAGTTATCACTTATGAATCTAATCGTATGCCAAGTGATGTTCCAGCTATGGTTATGTTAAAAGAAGCTATAGCATTGCCAAACTATACAAGTGAGTATGGGGCTGAAAAAGTACCATTCGATGACGCTATAGCACTTGAATTATTCGCATACTCAGGTGGAGAAGCTTTAGTACCTGAAATTATCTTATACGATTGTGATTATACTTATACAGAAGCTAAAATTACACAATTTGCTAGTGGTACAACTTATTACACTTATAATAAAGGTGAATATACAGCTGTTCCATCAAGTGCTACATTCGATAGTGAAGAAACATATTACACTAGAGCGTAGTTAAATAAAAAAATAAAGAGAAGAAAGGAATTAAATTATGAGAAAGTTTTTATGTAAAGAATCAGGAGCTGTTTTATTAGTTAATAGTAAGGAAGTTGCTAAGCAATTTGCAAGAAGTGACGCTTACGAAGAATTAAAAGAAGTAGAAGCTCCTAAAGAAAAAGCTATTAAGAATTATACTAAAAAAGAATTAGTAGCTTATCTTAAAACTCTTGATATTGAAGCTAGTGAAGATATGAAAAAAGATGATCTATTAGCTTTAATTCCTGAGGAATAAAATAATTAGAATTGGAGGGTAATAGAATGAAAGAAGAAGCTAAAAGTAAAATGCTAAAAAGGTTAAAAGATGACCTTAGCGTGAACTTTAAAACTGGGGACGATAGTATATTGTCGGATTTTATTGATGATTATATTTCTATTGCCTCCAACAATTCTAATCGTTCAAAAGACGATGAAAAATTATATCCGTATGTTTATAAGGCTGTTAAATCAGCATATCTTTTACGAGGAGATGAGGGTAGTTCTAGTTCTACTGAGGGAAGTTTATCTACATCTTATGAAGATATAGAAGAAAAACTAGCTCAAAAAGTTAGATCTATTAGGGTGATGAAATGAGGATAAAGAACTTATCCAAAATATACATTTACAAACCTGAAAAAAAACTGATAAAGGGTGATTATACTACTGATTGGTATTATAAAGGTGAAGAAATGTTAAATCCACAGCAAGACATAGACGAATTAAACCGCAATAGTGCTGGTGAAATAGACTATGAAATTGTTAAACTTCGTATTGATAGAAAAGTCGATATAGATAAAGGTGATGGAATATCTTTTAGTCCTTTAGAAGTAGATGATGATAAAAAGGTTAAAAATGATAAAAAACCTTATTATTTAGTTGAAAATAAGCCACAAATAGGTAAAACAACACTTTATACTTTAATTACTAATAACGGAGAATAGTTATGATTGATATAAGTTGGAATAAAGATAATCTTAAAAGTTTTGAAAAGAAGATGGAAACTATAATTAAAAAGCTTCCTGAAACAGCTAAATTAGGTGTTGAAGATTCTTTAAAAAATACTCAAGAAAAAGCTTTGAAAAATAAGCGTGGAAATAAAGATGAGAAACTTATTCCTATTGAAATATTGGATTTTGACAAAGGTAAAGTTGTTGGTAGAGTTTATACTAACAAAGATTTATTTTCTCACGCACCATTTTTGGAATATGGTACAGGAACTAAAGCTGAATTACCACACATAGGACAAACTAAGACCTTTATTCAAAGTGGATATAGATATTGGTTCTTGCCTGTAGAAAAGGTAGATAGACAATTTAGTCCTGAAAGAATAATAGTAATAGATGGGAAACAATTCTATTTAATGTTTGCTACTAAACCATATCCATTTATGCGTCCGGCTTCTTTTTCCTCTCGTCAGGAAAATGCTGATTTAGTAAATGAGAGAATAGGAAAAATGTTGATGGAGGTATTAAAGTGAAAGAATTTAAAGTAAGTGAGTTTTACGATATGGTAATAACTATATTAGAAACTATTATGAAACAAGTAGTAGGAGAAAATCCTAATGGAGATAGTAAATTTCCTTGTATAGTAGTACAAGCTCCAATGAGATTAGACGAAGTAAACGGAGAGGAACTACCAATATTATCAAGATTCTCAATTACTTGTGAGGCTTGGACTAAAAAGAAAGCCACCAGTATTGAACTTGCTGATGAAATAGATAGTAAATTAAGAGGATATAATTTTACGAGAACAGGAACACCTATAAACCTTTATGACGAGAACACTAAATGTCATCGTTACGGAGGAAATTATGAGGTGTTTTATAATGCTCTCACAAATAGTTTAGAAAAAGTAAAATAGGTAAAGGAGGAATATATATGACACCTAAAACAGGTACTTTAACTAAAATTTATATAAGTGAAAAGGAATATCCAAGTGAATCCGATTTAACTTTAATTATGTATACTGAGGAAATTCCAGCAATAGAAGATCCAGCAGAAGCTGTGACATATCAAACTACTGATATGGACGGAGAAGAACAAAGTAAAGGTAGTAAAAAAGCAACTACTCCAGCTATCCCAGTTCTTTATAAGAGTGAACAACACGATGAATTAAAGACTAAAGCTGATAGCAATAAAAGTTATTATTTCTTCATTCGTTATCCTGAATCTACTTGTGCTAGTGGAGAAAGTCCTTTAGTTAAATCTTTCTCAGCTCAAATGGATTTAACTGGTGATACTATTACAGCTGGAGATATTATTAAAGATACTTTAACTTTATATAGAAATTCTAGTGTAAAAGAAAGTCACGGATTACCAGTAGCTCCAACTCAATCAGGTAGCTAATAGGTGATAAATAATGGCTAAATTTAAAAATAAGGAAACTGGTCGTGTTTGGGATATTACCAATGCGGAACATCTTAAACACTTCCGTTCTAATCCTAGATTTGAAGAAATAAAAGAAAAAACAAGTAGTAAGGAAACTAAAAAGGTAGAAAAAGCTACTAATAAAAAATAAAAATAAAGGAAAGAGGTTTTATTATGATTTTAAAAGTAAAAGATAAAGAATATTCATTTACAGCAACTATGAAAAAAATAGTTTCTATGAATAAAAAATTAAAGGTTAAAAATTTAAGGGACGCTTTTTTTAAGGCTTTAAACGATGTAGATTTTGAGTTCTTAGCTGACGCTCTTTTAAGCTTTGCTGATGACGAAACAAAGAAAGAATTAAATAACGATTCTAACAAAGTTTATGATATGATGGAAGCTTATGTTAATGAGAATGAAACTGATTATGAAGCTATATATAAATTACTAGCTGAGGAGATAAATGATAAAAGTTTTTTCGGCAAAAAGATGACGGAGGAAGAAATAAAGGCTCAAATGGACAATCCGCTAGCCAGCTTCGACATCAATCAAGTAATTACCAATACAGCGGAAAAAGTAATGGGAGAAGTAGTAGCGGAAGAGTTCAAAGGATACAAAGGCTAGATTATATAGATCTAATATATGATTTAGAACCTTTAGCTTATAGATTTGGAATGAAACCTCACGAGTTTTGGGATTCTATTTATAGAGAAGTAGCTTTGTTTGTAGAATCTCGTTCTCTCCAATATGAGCAAGAAATTAAATCACGAATCTTGTTAGCTGAAAATTTGGGTAATAAAATGATAGGCTCAGGTATGACAGCTAAAAATCCTAAAAATGTAAATCTTATTAAAGAAATTTATCCGGATTTATTTAAAGAGGAATTAGCAAGACAAAGTGTATTTGAAAGAAAAGCAAGTGAGGGAGAGGAATTAGTCAATTTAATGTTAGAATTGACGGAAGAGTTGAGGCAAGAAACGAAAGGAAAAGAATAATAAGGAATCACACAAAGGAATGGTGGTGATGACTTATTACAATAGAAGAATTAGAAATAATTATAAGGGCTAATATTACTGACGCTATGAGCGGTATTAAAAAAATAACTGATGAAGTTAAATCAGCTGTAGCTAAGAGTGTTGAGCCTATGAAAAATCTAACTACTCAAGCAAAAGATATGGCTAGTAAAAGTGCTTCTAGCGTATCACAAATGAAAGCTCAAATGAAGAGTTATAGTGGTTCTATTCAAGAAACAGCTAAGCAACAAGATTATTTAAGGACTAAAATTGAGGATTTAAAAGATTTATTAGCTAAAGCTGATATGGGTTTTGAAGTTGGAGATACAATGAAGATTGAAGCTGATATTGAAAGACTTGAAAATAGACTTAGAAAGTTGCAAAGTCAAGGTCAAAACACAGGTAAAGAAATTTCTAGTGCTTTTGATAAGATAAAAGCTAAGATCAAGTCAGCTGGGACACATCTAGCGGGGCTAGGTGGTAAGTTTAAGAATGCTTTATCAGGAAGCAAGAATCTAGGTAAAACATTTACATCTACCTTTAATAATGGAATAAAATCCATAAAAAGATTTGCTATGGGATTACTAAGCGTTAGAACAGCGGTTAGTATGGTTAGTAAAGCTATGCAATCATATTTAAGTTATGATACACAATTAAGCAATTCTATTCAAAATTGTTGGAATGTTCTAGGAAGTCTATTAGCACCAATATTAGAGTTTGTTATTAGTTTATTTTCAAAAGCTGTAAGCTATGTAAATGCTTTTGTTGAAGCTCTTACAGGAATAAATCTTGTTGCAAGAGCTAATAAAAAAGCCTTGGATAGTCAAGCTAAATCAACTAAAAAATTAAGTGATACTCAATCTAGTTTAGATGAGTTCCATACTGTCAGCACCGATACTGGATCAGGTAATGACAACAAGCCTATAACTGTAGAGCCTGTAGATATGGATAAACTTGATTTTCTTTTTGATTGGATTGATAAAGCTAAAAAATTATTAGCTACTTTATTTGATCCAATAAAAGAAGCTTGGGATAACAAAGGTAAAGCTTTTATAGATAGTTTAAAAAATGCTTTTGAGGGTATAAAAAGTCTAGGAATAGCTGTATTTAGTTCTATATTTGAAGTATGGACTAATGGTACAGGACAAAAAATAGTCGAAAATATCTTAGAAATGTGGACTAATGTATTCAATATTGTTGGAGCTTTATCTCAGGCTCTAGCTAATGCTTGGAATAACGCTGGAAATGGAACAGCAATAATTCAAGCTATAGCTGATATATTTATAGGCATACAAGATATTGTTAAGAGTATAGCTAATTCTTTATCGAATTGGGTTATGAGTGATAATTTCCAAAGTGCTTTAAATGTAGTATTAGGTATTTTAGCTGATTTATTTGGATATGCTCAAGAAATTATGGCTTGGGTAGTGACAATGTATGAAACTTATTTAGCTCCAGTAGTTGATAAAGTTTTAGATTGTATATCAAGAATAATTATAGCTATTGGCTCAGTGTGGGAGTTCTTGAAACCAATAATAGATACAATTATTGATGTAATTATGAATGTACTAGAACCTGTTATTGATGGTTTGTGTGGAATAATAGGTGGTATCATTGACGCACTAAGTGGCGTAATGGACTTTATTACAGGAGTATTTACTGGTGATTGGAGTAAAGCTTGGGAGGGCTTAAAAACTTTCTTAGGTGGAATAATAGACGCTGTAGCTTCTTTATTCACTGGTTTATTTAATACTATAGGAGCAATATTTAAAGGTGCTTGGGATATTATAGTGTCTATATGGTCAGTAGTAAGCACTTGGTTTAATAATGCTGTTATTAAGCCTTTAGCTAATCTATTTAATGGTATATGGAATACTATGAAGAATGGAGCTCAAAACGCTTGGAATGGTATTAAAAATATCTTCTCATCAGTGGCAACATTCTTTAAAAACATATTTGGTAATGCTTGGAATGGTGTAAAAAATATATTCTCTAGTGGTGGAAGAATCTTTAGTGGTATTAAAGATGGTATATTCAATGCGTTTAGGTCAGTAGTTAATACTTTAATAGCTGGTATAAACAAAGTTGTTTCTATACCATTTAATGCAATAAATGGAGCTTTAAAGACTGTCAGGGATATATCATTCTTAGGAATAGAACCATTTAAAGGATTGATAAAACTTGTAAATGTTCCACAAATACCTAGCCTAGAAACCGGAGGCGTACTAGATAAAGAAACTATAGTAAGGGTTGCTGAATATTCTAATGCAAGATCCAATCCGGAAATTGTATCTCCAAGAGATATGATGAAAGAAACTATGAAAGAAGCTCTTGAAGAATCTAATATGAATAATACTTCTCAAAAGGTAGATGTAAATATTACTGGAAAATTAACCGCTGATGGTGATGATTTAGTATATGTTTATGATAAAAATAAGAAAGACAAAGGTTATGATGGTGGAAAAAATCCATCATTTGCTTATTAAGGAGGGATAACTAATGATAAAAAAAGGTAAAAATCCATTGTTTTTATTTAATGGTGAAGCTCTTCCTAGTAATCCTCAAGTAGGATATTTAGAAGAAAATGAGCAATTAGTAAAAGGTACTCGTAATACTAGAGGACAAACAATAGCTCAACCTATAAATAGGAGAATAAATAAGTTTAATAACATAGTCTTTCCTATTTTAACTTTAGAAGATTATAATTGGTTGAAAAAGAAAGTAGCTAATTTTGAAGTTCTTTTAACTTATTATGATAGTGATGAACTTGATGTTGTTATTCGTAGGTTTTACTTTGGAAATTTGAGTGGTGAACCTAGTAAATGGGAAAACTATCAGTCAGTACAAAAACCTATTGAATATAAAAATGTTAAAGTAAACATTATTGATATGGGGTATTAGATTATGGCAAGTAAAAATATGATTGAACAACTTAAAAAACCTAAGAGAAATCTTGGGTTTTTGAAAGTTAAATTTAATATAGTGGATCCGGAAACTAATCCGGACTTATCAAGTAATAGTGAAGAGATATTTAGTGACTTAGATAATATCAAAGAAACAACAATACCTCAATCTAAAAATTATGCTACACTTGAAAAAAACTTTTGGCTTCTTAATGATAGTCAGCCAATATATGGTAGTGAAGAACTTGAACAAACTTATGTGAGTTCTTATATGAGTGATAAAAATTGTTTGTTTAGTGATAAAGCTTGTATAACTCTTACATCAAGCGTTTACTTAACTACTTTAGGACTTACAATGGTTTTTGATAGTATTGATAAAAACTATGCAAAAAAACTAAAGGTAAAAGCATATAGAGATAGCACTATGATTATGGATAAAGATTATACTTTGAGTAGTTATAGTGATAGATTAATTTTTGCTGATAATGAAGAGTTAGTTAGATGGAATAAAATTGAAATATATTTTATAGAATCTAGTTTACCTTATAGGAGAATAAGAGTAAATCAATTACTATTTGGTATTATGGAAACATATACCGATGAGAACTTAATTAGTGCTGAAAGTAAAGAAAAAACAATAATGATAAACTCGGAGCTTCCTACTCATACATTTAAGTTTACTATTGATAATATGAATAAATTGTTTAATCCTGATAATCCACAAGGCTGGTATAGATATATATTACAGCAACAACCTATTTCTTATGAATGGGGCTATCAATTAGACGATGGAACTATTGAATGGATATTAGGTGGAAAAATGCTTCTTACTGGTTCGGTAGAGGTTGGAGAAAATCAAGTATCATTTAGTACGACTTCACTTATCAATTATCTTACTAAAGTATATAAAAAAGGCGTGTATAATTCTAGTGGTAGAAGTTTATATGATTTAGCGGTAGATGTATTAGAAGATAGTAATATAGATAGTAGCCAATATAATTTATGGAGTGGCTTAAAGTCGATTAAGACTGACGCACCTTTACCTAAATTAGAAGCTAGACAATTACTTCAAATAATAGCAACTACTGGAAATTGTGTTTTATTTACTAATAGAGAGAATGTTATAAATATTCAACCTTTTAACTATGTATTAAATCCTGATGGAATGAGTTATGATTTTATTACTAGCAATCCTGTAGTTAAAGTACAAAGTGAGCTACATAATACTATCATATATATAAATCATTATTCTAAGGAAGATAATGTAAGTGAATTGTTTAAAAATGAATCTTTAGAGATAACAGGGACAAAGACTATTGAAATAGAATATGACTTAGCAACTGACATATCAGCTACTATAACAGGTGGAACTATAGTTAATGCTAATTATTATGGTAGATATGCAATATTAAAAATTACTAATACTGGTGAAGATACAATATCTTTAAAAGTGTCAGGTAAGAAAATAAATAATAGTCAAACAATAGATTCAAAACAATTTAATGATGATGGTGAGAATATTGAATATAAAAATGATTTGATTACTCAAATGGTTGAAAGCTCAAAAGAAACTAAATTAAAAGACTTTATAGGAAACTGGTACAACAATAGAAATATTTACTCTTTTGAAAATAGAGGAGATATTGTAAAAGATACTAGAGAGATTATTCCTATAGAAACTGACTTTAGTAATAGTTTAATTGGGTATTTAGTAGAAAACAATATAAACTATGATGGAGCTTGGTCTGGTAATAGTGTAGTAGTAAAAGTAGGTGATAACTAATGGCTTGGATAGATCCTATATATGATAGAACACAAGCTGATGTTGATTTAATAAAATTAGATCCAACTAATAGCAATAATAAAGGTGCTTATAATTATACTGACTTAAATAGAATAGAAAGTAATTGTGAATATATAATGAATCTACTAAATAATAGTGATTTATTTTATTATCCAATCAATATAGAAGTAAAAACTGATTGGAATGTTAAAGATATACCTCACATTAAAGATATAAATAGAATAAGACAAAATATTCTAACTTTAAAAAATGGTATGAATCTAGGTGAAGAATATAAAGAAATAGAATTTAGTAAAACAATGGATTATATTAAAGCTAATATTCTTGAAAAAGATTTAACTTTAATAAAAGGTATTATTGATTCTTGTATGAGAGAATTAAGAAAGTGTAATACTTTCTATTGTGGAGCTAATGGTATTGGTTTGTATGCTAAGCCTGATAATCAAGAGCCTGTCGGCTTTGTAAAAATAAAACAATATGCAGGTTTGATATATTGTGGAGAGGAGTTTAGTTTATGAAACAATATAATAAAACGAATTGGAAAGATAGAATAGTTCAATTTCCGAATAGATATAAAGACCAAGATAACAATATTATAACTTTAACTCAAGATCCGGGCGAAGTTGCTCAAGATGGAACTCTTGTAGAAGCTGAGAAGATGAATAATATTGAAAATGGAATTGAAGAATCATTTAAAAATAGAGATTTTGGATATTCTACTACTTTACTCGTGGCTAACTGGACTAAAAACACTAGTACAGGATACTACGAATATGATATAATAAATGAGGACATTACAGCTCAAACTATTGTTGATGGAATGTTGGATATTGAAAATCAAGCTAAACTAAATATTGCTTATACTTTATCTTATACAGGTGGATTTAAAGTAATAACTACTGAATTACCTAATGAAGATATAGATATAACTTTCAAATATTCATTGTTGAATAGTGATGATGAAAATTTAGTAGCAAGAGGAACAATAAATGTTAGTGCTATTGATACTAAAAATATAAATAAAATATATGGTATTAAAAGGTCATTAACTACATCGGCATCAGCTTGGGAGAGAATAAAAGACGCTGTGGGACTTGTAGCTAACGCTCAAGTAGGAACAACGCCTGTAAGAAATGATTTTGATGAAATTTATCCGTGGAGTGATATAATTTCGTACAATTATGATATAACAGCTAAGCAAATAACCGCCTATTATGGTGATCCAACCTTTAAATTTGATGGTTCAAATGGTGATGTATTTACCAAGATACCTGAATTTTATTGGAAAAGATATAGAGATGAAAATTATGAATATATTTTAATCTCAAAAAATAAATTAGCTGGTTATATTAAAAGTGAAGAGTTTTCGGTTGGTAGATATACTATGTCAGGTAGTGAATCAAGAGTTTATAGTAGAAGTGGATACGCACCATTCACAAATAAAACTATTACAAACTTTAGAAGTTATGCAAGAAGTTTAGGAGCTGGATTCGGTCAAATGGACTGGCACTATTTTATCTTACAAATGCTTTACTTAGTAGAATATGCTGACTATAATAGTCAATCTAAACTTGGTTTAGGTTATACTAATGGCTCTCACACAGCACCAATAAATAGTGGTGGTTGTGATGTACTGGGTATGAAGTCAGGAAGCAAAGATGGAACTGATAATACTTCTATGATTTATAGAGGTATTGAAGATATATTCGGTAATATATGGCAATTTGTTGATGGAATCAATATTAAAGATAGAAAAGCTTATATTTGCTATGATTCTAATAAATATGCTGTAGATACATTTAGTGGTAGTTATAAAGCTTTAGGTTATACTAATGCAACCGCTAATGGATTTGCTTCTAAGCTAGGATATGATTCCGCTAATCCTATGGTAGCGTTAGCTACTGAATCAGCTGGAAGTAGTGATACTAATATGTGTGATTATTATTACCAAGCTGAGGGAGATAGGATTGCTCTTGTCGGCGGTCAGTGGAGAAGTGATTTTGAAGATGGGTTGTTTGCTTCTAG